ATATATGGAAATTTTACCCCACTTTGCCATTTGCCACCGCCGAGTTCTAACTGACGTGCGTATACAGCTCCTGCACCAACCTCAGCTTTGTAGGTACCAAATCCCTGACGTGATGAGCTAAATGTCATAGAGGTAAGTAAGTTGCCAGTACCTCTATTTGGTCCCTCACCACTGCGAGGTCCGATATGCGGATGGTAGTTGTAATACTGACGTCCTGATCGACTCGTGACACGTGTAGGAGGATTAGGAGCTGAGTCAGCATTTTTCTTAGCGTTAATAAATATCTGACGAGCTATGAGTGAGATCGCAGTGTTTGACGCATTATCTACCCGTGCCTGAACTGCCTGGAGAGCAGCTAGCACCTCGGGTAAATTGTCGCTCTCGCTCACTTAGATCTTTTCTCCATCTGCTCAGCTTTCACCTGCTCTACGGTATCAGCGATAGCCAGTAGCCAGTCGGCCTTAGCAGCTGGCAGATTATCTACCTGCTCAGGTGTCCAGCCAAATCGATCAGCGAATCTAAAGTAAAACCACTCCTGGTCAGGATACGTGAAGTCCTCGTGTCGCTGACCGCCAGATACAAGCCACCTCAGCCTTTCGAGTCTCCTAAAGGGCTCTCACTGTCCTTCTTATTTTCAGGTGTATCAGCTAGAGCTGGAAAGAGTACCTTGCTGACCTCCTCGGAGGCCTTAACAAGCGCGTCATAGTCAGCGATCTCTAGCTCCTCGAGTGACTCAGGCTTTACTGACGGGATGATGAGGTCGAATGACCAGTCCTCGACGATAGTAGAAATAAGAGCCTCGCTGAAAGCGATCCCCTTAGCAATTTCTCCAGTGAGACCGTCGCCAGCCTTGATAACACGATTGCGATCCTTTACCCGTAGTGTTGCTGCGTCCTTGATAGTGACAGTAGCTCCTGAGGGTAGCGTAATTTTTGTTGTCATAGTGCCTCCTAGTAGGTGTGCCTTCTATCCTAGCGAAAAAGAGGAATAGGGGCTAGGGAGCGTGAAGGCAGCGCTCGACCTAGACCCCTATTCCGTTCTATTTTTACTGGAAGGAAGTCGCGTACGCGTTCTTTACTACCCACTTAATAGGTGAGTATCCGACTGCTCCAGCGTCTGTCAGGTTGCCCTGAGCATTGAGGTCGATTGTGATTTCGACGTATTCTTTTGAGCGCTCAATAGCTGCGAGTACGTATGCACCCTTAGTCATTGTTGCCTGGATCTGTGTCGCGGTTGCACCTGCACCCTGAGACCAGTTGAACACTAGCGCTGGCTGAGTGTTTGTGAGATAGCGAGTTAATTCTGTATCAGCTTCCATAAGGAAGGTGATTTTGCCTGTTACCTCAAGAGCGCCAGCGAATACCTGAAATGGATTTTGAGTGTTCGATACACCAAAGATAGGAGTCACTGGACGCTTCATATCAATGTTGCCCATTACTGAGTTGGAAATGCTAGATCCGCCGATAGTGACGGTGCCAGTCCATACAGGAGTTGGGAGGATCGTTGAAAAGCTAGGAGTAGGTGTAGAAGCAGTAGCTGAGAGCCAGCCTACGCCCTTTGCGTCGTACTCGAGTAGACCCTCAGAGTTAAACTTAAGCGAGAAGTCGCTAATTTGTACGCCAGGATAAGCGCGGACGTTAGCTGCATAGAAGTCAGTTAGCGTGAAAGAAGTTGACTGTGCGTCTGCTGCTGCTGTAGCGCTATTTTTTAAAGCTATAGTGTGTGTGTATGGTGCTGACGCGCCTGAGATAGTGTCCTCGCCAAGTAGACCAGCGATTGACCAGCCGACTGTATCTGCGAAGGCTGCTCCGCCAAATGAGATAGTTGAGTGACCGCGACCCTGGATATAGTTGTAGTTTTTAACCATAGATCCGCGTAGGCCCTCGTCATAAAGTGGACCGTAGATATCGTCGTTCTTGAGAGTGCTAGCTAGAACAGGGATATAAACTGTCGGCGTGACAGGTGTTCCTTTTGTTACTTCTTTAGCAATACCGAGGTACGAACGGTGCGTATTTTGTACTGACATTTATTCACACTCCTGCTGTAGTGTCAGACGAGGCTGACGGTTGAGGTGCAGCTACTGGAGCTGCTTTTTTACTTGCTCCTGCAGGAATGACGTCAGCTGCGACCAGATCATCTGGACCCTCGAACGTATCTCCTGGACTAACTGTCAGTACAAGCGTAGGGAACTCACGAACCGTCTCGCCTGTGTAGGTATAGCTGGCCATTATTCTCCTATGCCTGGATCATTTCAGTAACATCAAATCGAATCTCTGCGAACGTTTCAGTAGCGCCATTATCTGAGGTGATTGGCTCTCCGTAGAGAGTATCAATCCCAGGTTCTGCACCCTGCCAAACTAGAGTACCTGAGGTATCTCCGAATCTGTGATCCGCGCGCAAAGTCGTTTTTATGTTGTCCACTAGTGTATCAAAATCCGTCATTGAGTCTTCGGCGTCCCTCTGTAGGGAGTGGTGAAAGATCTGTAGGACGACGGTGTAATCAACCTGCTTCCAGCCGTTCGTAGCTCCGCCGACAGCTATGCGCTTTTCGCGCTCGCTCTGAATAAAGATAACTACAGCTGCACGAGAGAGCTGACCAGGCTGTGATCCGACCTGGTAGTTAATGCGTTTTGGAAACGAGGTAAAGATCTGATTGAGGCCAGCTATGTTTGCGTTCTTGAGATAGGTATAGAGAGTCGATCTGACCCCAGTACGGCCTGCCACTAGCGGATCTTTCTAAATGGACGTAGCAGCTCCTTAGCTAGCGCTAGATCAGATCCAATAATGTCCTGGACGCTCGGACCTGAGCTGGCTCGAGTAGTCACTGCCATAGTCAGAGAGTTGTCACCGCGTACCTTGAGGAAGTCCGTTGTTACCAGGATCGCTGCCTCTTTAACTGCTGGAGGTAGTCCTGAGATCGCTACGCCTGCTGCGTGTGTATAGGCCAGCGCTGAGGTCAGAGGTACGGTAGTGCTACCAAAGGTATAGGTCGTAGCTACGGTCACGCGCTCGCTAGAGGATCCGTCGTAAATGTTGAGCTGCTGACCAGCGACGATACCTGTAGCGTCCTGTACGGTCAGGCTAGTGGCTGCAGCTGTAGCTGTGGCAATGCCTGTGTTTACATAGCCTGCGATATAGGTGTAGTTGGTATAAATCTGTGAGCGAACGCTCGGAGGAAATCCAAATGAGAGAGGACCCTGTGAGCTGTATGTCAGTCCGAGCTCAGCTAGGGGATAGATAAACTGAGTTGGCTCTAGCCAGCACTGTGAGGGATCTGTAGCTGCAATCATTGTGCTAGGTGTGACGCCCCAGTTGAGCGCTGAAATAGCAATAATCGGGTTGTACTCGGTATGCAGGATGAGATTTCCCTGAGGAGTGATCCGTGTGCGCTGCTGCTCGACGATCTGACGCGCGATCAGTGTTTGATTGAGGTGTACGTCGATAAATGATGAGGCGCGAGCGATAACAGAGGCTAGCTCAGCGTCCTGCGCAGCTGCATTTCCTCCTACTACGAGATTGTCATAGTCGATAGCTGTTGGAGCATTTTTATACTCAGCGAGTGTGAGATACGAGCCTGACTGGAACTGCGTATTAGGTGTTATCGCTGTTGCCATACTCGATCTCTCCATCCGTCGGTGGTGTGGACTCGTCTACGTGTCCGCACTTTGAGCACTTCCTAAACCACGAGCCAAATCCGCACTCTGTACAAGTGTACCCTCGGTCTCTATCGCCAGGTGTGTACTTTGTGAGCGCCTCCTCAGTAAATCCCTCAGCCTTGAGCGCCTTGATATGAGTCGGATTCTCTACCTTGTATAAACCATCTCTACCAGCTGTATATCGAGTGACGCCTGCCTGAGAATTAATATCAGTCTGCTTCACAGATCCGTCACGTGGTACTAGTCGAGCCATTATGCCTCCTATGAGATAAAGGGAGGGAGCCTGAGCCCCCTCCCCCTATCCTATTCAGTTTTTCACTTATGCAGAAACGATACCGCTAACGACACCGTTCCAGGCAGGAGCTACGCAGAAGAATGTTCCACGAAAATAGGTGGAAAATTCGTACGCAAACTGAGTTACAGGCCATTGAATCCCCATATAATCTTGAACGAGGTAGTTAGCCCAAACGTCGCTAACCTCTGTATCAGGAATAGGCAATGTCCAGCTAAGAACTGGAGATACGCCTTGTGGGAGCCAAGGGTGAACGATTAGGTCCACTGCCTTGCCTGTTACTTCGTTTACGATACCGCCAACGACAGATCCGAAGACCACGCCGTTTGTCTCATCTTGAGAGATTTGTAGACGGTAGTTGCTGTTAGCAGATCCCTTGATTGCGTCAGAGAGTTGCTTGCGATCAGCGCCGTTAATCAAGATAGCGTCTGGATCAGCCTTTACTCCATCATAGAGGCCAGAGAATACCTTTTGGTACTCGACGCCTGGATTTGTGTTGGAGAAAGTGGTGTTAATGTCATTGATATAGCCTGAGTTAGCACCGAGTACGGTTGGAAGGATTCCGTCGTAGCCAGTTGCGTATGCAGAGGTATCAGCATTAGCACGTGAGGCAAGAATTGCGCTTGCTGTGGAGTAAATAAGGGTGTCGCCTACAGCTGTGGAGCCAGCTCCAACTACATATGCAGTGTTGCCCTTAAATGTTCCCTGGTACTTAGCGTTAGCTGTACCAGTTGTTGTACCGATATAGACGTTGTATCCGAGTGCTCCAGTGACGTCTGC